TTATTTCTTTAACACCTGCGGGAAGAGTTTCGCCATCGTTTAATATATAAAACTGATAAGGGTTTCTATTTTTTAAGTTAAACTCAACACCTTCTTCTGATTGAGCTTTTGTAAAAATAAAATCAGGCAAAAAATAACCTTTAACATTGTCATCAATTTCTATTCTTGTAGAATTTGCTAAACCATTTTCTATTTCTTTTATTAGTTCTATTTCATCTGTATACTTACCTTTATCGTATTGTATACCTAAAACATCAAGCATTCTTTGTATGTTATAACCACCGTAGGGCTTATCTTTGTCATCTCCAAAACTCCATCTTAATAACTGTGCCGTGTTAGATATTTTTTGATATTTTTCATAATCTGTATCTAATCTTTCATTAACTTTTTCTTCAACAACTTCAAGCATACTAAAAAATTCGTTGTTTTTAAATAAATAACTACTAATTAATTCGTTGCCAAAATTATTTACTTCAGTATAAGCTAAAGTACCATCTTCATTTACTGTTATTTTATCCCAATTAGCTTCTATTTCTTCTATAGTATTTAACGGAAACTCTTTTGCGTGCTTTTCTCTAAATTCTTTAACTTGAGTTTCATAATTAATTATACTTTTTCCTTCTTGAATTATCTCTTGAACTCTTTTGTTGTTTTGAATAAAATCTTTAAAAACTGTATTTTTAATATTTACTACTTCTTCTGGTTTGGTTAAGTCTACAACTTTTTGATCATTGTCTTTTAAAAGTTCGTCTGGCATTTCTAAACTTGCTTCAGCAATATCAATAGCTGACTGTATAGAGTTTTCTACTTCTGGTATATTTACTTCTTTAAGTAACAAAGCTTCTTGGCGCTCACCAGGTTTCCATTTAATTTTTTCACCATTACTGTTAATATAATAATTAGTTATACCAACCTCTTCTAATTCTTGATCACCACCAGCACTTATGTCAAATATATTTTTATCTTGAGAAGTAACGTAAGCATCAAATTTTTGTTCATCAGTAACGTTTTCTTTAAAAGAAATAGGTTTATAATTTTCATCAAAATTATATAACTCACTACTTTTTTTACCAGTTATTACATAATTTTCTTGAAGATTATTCATGTTGTTGATAACTTCATTGTAAGTTTCTTTTGAACCGTTATCATACTCAATAGTTTGTTGTTCTGGAATTATATTTCCTATTATAGAAACATCTTCATCTTCGTATTGATTTAAAAACTCAGCTTCTTCTTTAGTAAAAGAATCTTCTTCGCCGTTTTCTAATCTTAATTTTAAATCATCAAACCTCTTCTTGTCGTTTTTTATTAATTCTTCAGCTTGTTCGTTAATTGTTTTTTCTTGAGAATCCAAAGAACCATCTTCCGATGTTGATTCCATATCTTCTGTTTCGGACACAACATCTTCCTGATCCACATCCGCATCCGTTGGCAGTGAATCGTTTTCCTTTCCCTCAACTTCTTCAGTTTCAGAATTTTTTAAACTATCTTCATACTTTATTTTTGCTAAAGTTTTTGCTTCAAGTTTTTCTTCATCAGACATAGTTTCGTCTGAGTCTATAGCTAAGTAAATTTCTTGTAATTTTTCGTCTTCCATTTAATTTTATTTTAAACCAAATTTTTTAAATATTTTTTGTAATCTAACGTCTTTTGACATATCAATTTTTTTATTAAATATTTTTTTATCTTCTTCAATTGTTGGTAGTTGGTTTTTAGTAAATTTATATAAGTAATCTCTTAAAAAATGTTCTTTATATTTTTCAGCAAATAATTCTTTTTTCTTAGGAGACAAAGGTAAATCTTTTTCGTACAACCAACTATCATTATCAGCTGACATTACTTTGCTTGTTTCCATTTCATCACTTTGAGTGACGTTAGGTAATATTGTAGTGTTCCAAGCTGCTATAACACCTTCTTCTCCCATTTCTATAATACCTGCTATCTCTGCATCAATAAAAGGTTTTAGTTTAGATATCATTTTTTTCTCATCGTACTGTAATACGTTTCTAGCTTTACCTTCACCAAGATCTATTTCTTCGTATATAGGTTTGCCTTCAGGTCCTTTTAAAATAAACTCTTCGTTTATAAAAGCTTCACCAGATAGTTTACCATCTTGACCTACCATACTAGGATCAAACAATTGTGACTCAGCTAATAAAGCTTCCATGTCTTTTTCAATCTCAGGTGTTTCAGCTACTATAGAACTACCTGCTTCAATTAACGACTCTAGTGTACCGCTGTTAATTTTTAAACCACCACTTCTTAAACCTGGGCCTTTAGCTATTAGCTCTTGTGTTCCATCTTCTTTTAGCTCTAAATCTAATGCAAAACCTTGCTTAGGAGAAAAACCAGGTTTCTTTGTAATCATTGCGTTTAGTATAGAATACTCTGCATTATTATTTATATCAAAGTTTCTGTCTTCTACAGCACTTAATTCACCAACTAAATTTTCCATAAATTTTATAGATTTTTTAGGAGCATCTTGTAATTGTGTTACTATTTTTGTATCTAATTTAGGATCTTCTGATGATCCATTTTTTAAAGCTAACTGAGCTTTAGCAAACTTTTGAGCTGTTCCTTCAAATGCTCTACCTAAAACATCAAAAGACTCGCTAATGCTAGAGCCTAGTATTTCAGGTTTAAAAGCTAAAGCATTACTTTGCTGTACTTCTTTTATAACCTTATTTCTAGTTCTGTTTATCTCTGCTTTATTATTCTCCATGTTAGTTTTTAATTATTATCCTAATGATGCTATTCCTACTTGAGCCATACTTCCTAAAGCTCCAGTTATAGCAGATGTAGAATCTCTATTAGCTTGAGCAGCGTTATTAGCCGCGTTGTCTAATTGACCAGCTACTCTATTCATTTTAGCAACTTCTCTTTGCTCTTGTTGATTAAATACAAATGCAGCGCCTGTAGATTCTGCATTTTGAACTCTTTGCCCTTCGGATATATTTAAGTTTTGTATTCTTTTTTTCTCTTCCATTCTTTGAGTCTGCAGCGTAGCTTCGCCTTGAGCTCTAGCTTTTTCATTAGAAGCTTCTTGACTTTCAATATTAGCTGCAACACCTTTTTTAGATTTTAAAGCAGCTTGTGCTAAAGCAGTTGCGCCTCCAGCTCCAGATCCTGTAGCTCTTAATGTGTCTAACGTATTAGCTAAACTTATATCAGCTTCTTCTATTTGCATTTCAGCAGCTTGAGTTGCAACAGATAAATTAGCCATAGGATTAGACAAAGTATTAGACAAGTCTGTAGCCATACCAGCTAAACTAGATACATTGTCATAAGGATTTATAACATCTTGTCTATTTGCTTCCAAATGATTTAACTTAGCTTGTAGTTTTTTTTGTCGTCTTCTTTGTCTTCGCGCTTCTTTTTTAGCTTTTCTAGAACCAAAAATACCTCCGACTAAACTTACTGCGGCTGAACCTGCTGCTATGAAACTCATATTATTTATTTTTATTATTATATTCTTCTCGTGTAAAAGAAACTATTGTTTCTTCTAACTTTTTTATATTTTTTGTATTGCTAGGGTTTTTATGTACATTAACAAATATAGAATCTTCAACAGCATATATTAAGCGTTTAGAACCAGGTTCTGAAACCGTGTAACAAGGAGCTATATGTTCTATTTTTTCGCCATTATTATTAATAATAACTTTACCTGTTAATAAAAACCAAACGTGTTGATGATTATGTATAGCGCCTATAACAACCTGACCGGCTTTCATATCCATTTGCCTTACATATAATTGATCAGCAAAACTATGCTTGATAGGTATATCAGGTATTTCTGCTATACTTTTTCCATCTCCATAAAGTCCTTCCATGTTATTGTTGTTCACAATTAAGTCTTGAAAGTCTTGTATTGTTTTATCTATTTGTTTTAATTCCATTTAATTTTATCTAGTTGCAAAAGTACTACTAACAGCAAACAATTCTTTTAATCCATTAGGATCTGTTACTAGATCTGTTTTCATAGTGACTGTTGCGTAATAAGCTTTTATACCTGATGTTTGGTTACCAAATATAACTTCACCTGGCATTGGTGTTTGGGTATTGTTTGGTACAACTGCCATGTATTTGTTTTGTTTTCTATCAAAACCAGCATAGTATTGTATACCGTTTTCTTCATAAGCACCTTCTACATAACTGTATATTTTTCTATATTGAGTTGCTCCAACGCCTTGAACCATAGTGTCTACATTGTTTATCCAGTTTCCACCACTAGCATTTAAACCAGTTTCGTCAGAAAGAAAAGCTGTTACTTCCCATCCATTAGAGCCTTCATAATTAATAGTGTGAAATGTTTTCATGTTATTAGGCGAAGGGTTAAATACAAACTGTATTGAAGAAGGTTTTATTGGTTGACCATAAAAACTATTTCTAGTTAAATTAGTGTTGTGTCTGTATATATTACTTGCATCACCATAATCTTTTGCTGAATAAAAATAACCTTGCGAGCTAAACATAGCATCAGGTTTGTAAGTAAAGAAACTTGTCCAACCTTGAGATCTTTCGTCAAAAGTTAATGTTTTGTAAAGAGTTCCATCAGGTTCATATCTATTAAGAGGTTGTATAGATAAAACATAATTTTGATTATAATTATCATAAGCACCTAATATAACACCAGTGTTTGTAATTGCTGAAAATTGATCTCTAAAAAAATCAATCATACCATAGTTTGATATTTCTGTTATTTGTCCACCAGCTAATCTTAATACAGCGTTTCTGTTTTTGTCTACAAAATATTTCATATAACCATACACTGCAAATGATTCTGGATTTTGACTTATACCCCAGTTACCAGCAATAGGAGTTATTTGACCTATTACTAATTGGCCTGATGTAGTTATAGCAGAACCTTCTGCTGTAAATATAGCGTCTTTGTCTATTAAAGCATTGTTAACTTTACGCTCTTGAAATATAAGTAAATTAGTATCTTCAGCAAATAACTTTTGTATCGATCCACTTATTGGATCTACACTTCTAGTTATTTCTTCCGCTACACTAAATTGATTTGTTTGATTAATACCTGTTCTTGAATTAAGTATACCAGAGTATATAAGAGAGTTTCCTCTTCAACTATATATGCTTTTACACCATAATCAGTGGATACGTTATTATAACCTCCTCTAATGCGTGATTCTTCTATGTACCAATCTTCGTCTGGATTAGATACTTGAGGACCAGTCCATTGGTAAGTAAACGTATAAGCGCTTGCTGTTAATGTAACATCTTTATCAAAAGTAAATACTGTTGGTGAAGAACCAGCTGGTTTAGCTGAAGTTATTTTTGTATCAGCAGATACGCCAGCACCTATTACAACCATACCTATAGCAGGAATACCTAAACCAATGCTATTAAACGTAGCGTTACTTCCAGCAGTAACAGCGCCAGTTGTTACGGCCGTTCTGTCTGCTCCTACTAAAGGCGCGTAAGGAGCGTCTGCTAATCTCTTCACGTAATATGAGTTGAAATAAGAAACTTCTAGTGTTAGTGGCATATTATATTAATTACTTGTTTTTAATGATTATTACAGTGGACCAGTACAAGCGCCAGTTGGATATGTGGCATCTAAAAAGTCTACAAAAAAGCTAGCAGTACCGCCTGCTGCAGAACAACCTTCTCCTGATATATCTGTACATACTACTCTATATTCTCCAACAATACTAAAGTTATAAGTATCGTTGTCAGGTGTTCCAAACGAAGCAGATAATTGAACAGCACCAATAACATTGTTGTTTATATCTACGGCTTGATTCCACGTCGTTGCGGACGCTGTGGCTTTATGCTGTATAGTATAAAAACAATTAACACTACCGCCACCTGGGGCTAAAGTAGATGTTAGTGTTGGTTTCAATTGCATAACACCCTGTGTTAAAGCACCTGTAGTAGCTGTACCACCGGCATTATATTGATCTCTAACATTATAATCAATTGTTGGTTGAGGAAAAGATATTCCGCCAACAGTTATAGGCCAAGAATAAGCCGGTGTTGTTGATGAGTTAATAAAGCTAGTTTGTGAATTTTGCGTACAAGCTGGAAGCGTTGTTGCAACTCTTCCTTCGCATATTGGTCTGTTAACATGTTGAACACCTACAGTAAAACTTATAGATGCTGTTGTAGCTATACCATTTCCTAATACATCTCTTACTCTTACGCCTACAGTATAAGTTGTTAAATTAACTAAAACATTAGGGTTAACTGTTAAAACACCTGCTGTGCTCATGTTAAACTGAGAGTTTATTGTTGAGTAATTAGCTTGAGATGGGTCTAGGTCAAATGTTAATTGTTGTGTTTGATTAGCAACAAATGAACTACCATTTTTAGCAGAAAAAGTTTTTATTGTTATTGTTGTTTGTTCTATATTTGTAGGGTTATCAGTATTATCAAATATTGGAGCAACGTTACCTAATGTAGCAACATAAGGCATAAAACTTGTATAAGAAACCCCACCTGGTGGCGTATATACTACTTTTATAGTAATATTATATACTCCGCTTGAAGGTGAACTACTTCCATACCAAAACGTAGGACCAACAACATCTAAATCATATGCAGCGTTTGAGTTATGTAATAAAGTAAACAAACTTTTAACATCAGTAGTATTATCACTATTTGTAAACGCCGAAAATAAGCTAACAACTAATTCAGAATTGTCAGTTACTGTTGTACCACCACCTGTTATAAAACTTATACTTTGTCCTATTTTACCATCAGCAACTATGTTTTCAAGAAAAGAAGCTGAAGAACTAGTTAATGATGTAATACCGGGTTCTTGTGAGTTTATTAAACTATTTAACGTACCTATTTTTCCTTGTAAAGAGGTTTCCCAGAATATTTCTAATAAAGAATAAACTGGCTTAGTTTCTGCTACACTTAAAAAAGGTACCATGGTTTGAACGTTTTCACTGCCTAAAGCATTTCCGTTTGTCGTTGCTCCAACACCACCGGGAACCGTAGGAACACTAGCTCCGTCAATTGGATATTTTCCATTAGATGTTGTATCAATTTTTATAGCAAAAGGATTTAAATCAGAATTGTAAAAAGGTTGTGCCGCTGGTGAAACTCCCCAAGGAATAGAACCTATAACTACCGGCGTTGAATTATTACCACTAACTAAAGTTCCAACCTGACCATAGTCCCCTTGAATAGCGTTAGCTTTAAAAGGTATTGCTGATATCTCCATGTCTCTAATAGTAGCAATAGATAAAACTTCTTGATCTTCAAAACCTGGAAAATATTGATTATTCCAAGGTGTAAACTTTAATGGATAACCATAAGGCCTATTTGACTTGCCATTTATATTTGGATTATTTACTCTAATATATAAAAGTTCTTCGCTACTATATTCTGTATCTGTAGGCCCAACTTCTTTTAAGTTTCTAGGAACTTTATTAATATTGTCACTAAGTAATACTGAAAAAGAAGTGTCATTTTCGTCTTCGCTACCAACTATAGGTAAACCATTTACAAAACCAGGTAAGTAAACATTATAATACTCTTGCTGCTGTTGCTTAACAACAACTTTATATGAGTACCATCCTAATGGATTTGTTGTTGCGTTCCAAACTCCAGGTTGACCAGGTCCAGTACCTAAACCAATAGCAGAATCAATTTTTACTTGTAAAGTATCTCCTAGCCAATTTATTATAGGATCAGCGTTTTGCTCTATATAAGTATTGTAATTAGAATAAATAGTAGAACCTTGAGTTCCATCTAAATCATCATAAGAAGAAAGTATAACATCTGATTGTCTACCGTATCTATCTGCTAAAACAAAACCAACTTGATATGTTCTATTTTGTTTTAAATTATGATAAGGATATTGTGCAAAATTAGTATTATAAGGTTTCTTTTTATCTACTAAAGCGCTAAAAGGTATAGAAGCAGGACTGCTATGCTTGTCTACATAATTACCATATACAACTCTATTTCCTATTAATTCTTGAGCCAATGCTTTTATAGGTACTTTGTCATATACTCTTGTTGTTTGATTTGATGGTAGTGTTTTATAAGGTTTGCTAGAAGCATAATCATAAGAATAATAATATGACGAATAATCACCATTAACAGGATCTTTAAAAGGCATGTATGGAAAATTAACTGTTTGATTTGGTATTAAAGAAACGTCTATAGTATCTAAAACTTTAACAGCTAAAGCATCTGATTCTTTATACAATAAATCAATATCTGTTATTAAAAGTTTAGACACAACATCAGCCGGTTTAGAATAAGGCATAGGTGTTTTTAATATAATATTTTCAGTATTATTTTCAAACCAATTTAATATAGTAGACTTGTAAGCGTTGTCCATATCTACCACATCACTATTTGTGCCTGCTCCAAATTGACTAAATTGCTTTGGTATAAACATAGGTTGTGTAAACGGAGCCATTAAAGAATACTCGTTGTCTTCAAACTTAAACCTATAACTAAATCTAACAAATTTATCTTCTAAAAAAGCAGCATCACCTCTCCAAGCTGGGTCATAATCTTGATTAGCACTTATTTTTACAATAGCACCAGCTGCTGTTGTTATAGCTTTAGAAAAAGTTAATGTCCATCTAATAAAGTCTTGGTCAAGTACGGTTGGAACATGATCAGCAGTTGTTGAAGTTATAGTTGTGTTAACTGGTATGGTTGATGGATTAGCTGGATCAATAATTATGTCTCCTATTTTAGGCATTATGTCTGGAGAATGATCTGTAGCTTCTACTATTATGCTATAAACACCAGATGTTTGTTGAAGAAGATTTGTTTTAATACCGTTGGATAAAAGCTCTGAAGTTTTATTTGTCATTGTAGGTCTTTGCGCTACTAGATCAAAACCATTAGGAGCTGTCATAGGTTTAGACAGTGTTAAAGAAGTTGTTCCAATAGCTATAACATAGCTAGCTTTATTCCATTGAGTAGCTGGAGTTGGAAATGAAGATGGAGCAATAGTATCATATGGAGATATTATATCGCCTATTTTTATACCAGTAACATCATTAACACCAATCACGGTATCATCACTAGCATCACCACCTTTTAACTCAAATCTAATTCTATCTAAAACTATTATAGGTTCACATGGCGCATACTTAGCTACAGATATTTGATCTTCATTTTCGTAATGTGTTGGCGTTGTTATATCACCAGGGTTAGCTAAATCTATATTTATTTTTCTAGGTTGATTTAAATTATCAGTAAAAAACAATAAATCTTCAACTAAATTAACACCTAGTATAGGAAATGATTTATTGAAATTTAAAAAATTACCAGTAACTAAAGTTACTTTATTAAAGGTAGTTAAGTTTAATTCATATATAAAATGATCAGCACCAGTAGATCTTACGCCAGTAGGGCTATTGTAACCAGTAGCAAACAAATAAACCTTGTTAGTTGTTTCGTTTACATAATGACCTATTATAACAGCATTGTCTCCATTTAAATTAGATATAGAAGTGTTACCTAAAACATTTTCAAACTCACCAACAGTTGATCCTTCTGATCTACTAATCATTAAATTTATAGCTTCTCTATATTCACCGTTAGGCAATAACCGAGAGTCAAGATCTTGATTCATTTTACCTTTTAAAAAGGTATTTTTAATTTCTGCCATGTATTAGTGTTTAATCCATTTAGATTTACCTCTCATTACCTGAATAATTTCATCTACTTTTATATTAGATAATCTTATCTTAGCGTTTCTTAATTCTGAGTATCTTTCTTGCTTGTATCTTTGTACAATATATTCTTGTATGTTTGCTCTAGTAGATAGTATTGCGTGATTTATGTGAGCGTACATTGCCGCTTCTGCCATCTTTGGCACTTTAGAATCTAAATCATAAGCTAGTCCATCTGAAATATATTCTAGCATTATTATTTTACCAGCTAAATCACTAGAAAAATTAAAAGTTCCTCTTGCTTCATCAATATTAAACCAACCATTTATATTCATGTTAACAGGATCTCCTCCGTATCTTTGACCATAATATCCTCCCCATCCCCAAGCAGACTCTCCCCACCAATCATTCATAAATGCTATTGATGGTAAATCATTTTGACCATATAGACCAGTTATATTATTTGGATTATTAGCCGCCCATCTTTCATTTGTTATTGAAGTACCATCTATATTTTCACTAAAGTTATCTTGTATGATTCTACCAGCTTGATCTTGTATAGGAGCATTAGATGGACTACTAGTTAATTGTGTTGGATATATAGTGTGTTTTACACCAGCTGCATCTACCCAAGATAATTTTACATAATTAACATAATCTTGCGGTATTGTAACTGATAAGCTAGGCGGAACACTAAGTTCTTGTGCTTTAATGCTTTTTAAAGTATCAAAACTAAATTCTTGTAAACCACGCTTAGCATGAAATATAACATCAGTTCTATTTACTCTAGGTATTAATTTGTCTTGACCAACGTAACCTACAATGTAATTATTAACTATATCATTTAAACTAGTGTATTCGTAACCACCATAATTATTAGCTACAGCGTTTGCTTTTAGTTGTACTTTAACATAAATACCAACAGCTTGAACATTACCTAAAGTTATTACATTATTTGCTAATTGATATGTTGTTGTGTATTCAGTAAAGTTAGATATTCCGTTTGGACTGGTAAATATTCTAAAGTTATTTAAAGTAAAATCTGGATCTGTTGGAGCAAAGCTAGTTGCGCTTCCTAAAGATAAGTCAGTATTAAATGTAAAAGTAAAAACTCTAGTAGCTACTGATGTATATATAATCTGCGCGCCGGCGTAATATTGTAGATTTGTTTCTTGGATTAATCCTCCGTCAGGTCTTGCCATGTTTTACGTTTTTGAATTTTGTTCTTCTGATTGTATTTGTTGAGAAGCTACTTGTATTATAGTAGGATCATTTATTATAACTCCAGCATAAGCTAGTATTCTAGTTACAACGCTTGTTTGCTCTGTTACGCTTAATTCAAAATCAGTAAAGTTACCAGCAGTGTTATCAAAAACATATTGACCAAGTGTACCTTGAACATACCCCCAATTAACATCTGAAGGTTTTTTTAAATATGAAAAAGTAACATCACCAGGTGTTATTATACTTGTAGGATAAACAAACAGTCGATTGTTCTCGTATAAATAAATAGGGAAAGTTGTTGTTGGTTGTGTTAAAGGAGATTTTAAAATTTGCATTAATTCGTTTCTTTGAGCAAATTGAGTTAGCTCAATACCTTGATACATTACAGATCCTAATCTATACACATCTGTAGGAACTAAAGTAAAAGGATTTGCACCTGCTGTGGTGCCTGTTCTTTGGAAGAATTGTAAGTTGTCTTCAATATTTTTAATACGATTAGCGTATTCAGTATCATTCTGTGGCGTGCGATATTGCTGATTAAGATCATCTGCATATTTTTCAAATATGTTCAACTGTACCTGTGTTCCAACTTTGTTGAATTCGTCAGGTGTCATATATCCTCTTTGTTGTTGATTAAGGATTAATAAGACTGTTTTATATACAGTATCTACGCTTATTGCCATTTGAATTATTTTTTATTATAATATTGGGCCCGAGTGAACGAGCCCTATATTAGTATTACATGTTAAGATATTTTTTTATCTATAGTTTTATAAACTTCAACACCTTCGTCTGTCTTAAACCATGCAGCTAAAGCTGAATAAGGGTTTTCATCAAACGGTACTGTTAATAATTTACGATCAGTTGCTTTCCAAGTAAAATATCTTTGATCTTGAGAAAGTTTTATGATATCAGCTTCTACAGCTTTGATTCCAAAGTTTCTTAATTGAACATTATCATCTTGAGCTAATTCAATAAACAGCCTAGGGTTGTTTTTAGAAAATATCATTAGATCTCTTTTTAATTCTTTAGATGACATATCATTTACTTGACTTCCAATCTCTACTCTCATTATTGCCTCTGCTTGTTCAACGTCCATATCTCTAGCAGCGTTCATTGCCATTAGTTGTATTTCTAAGTCTACTAGCTCATCTTGAGCAATTGCTTGAGGTTTAAATTCAACATATCTTTTATCTCTATCCGGATGGTATAATGATAAAAGCTTTTGTAAAGCTTGGTGTTCTTTAGGAACTGATAATGAACCGTCTTTAAACATTACGTGTTTCAATGTAACTTCTCCTTTTTGCTCATCTACAAATGGTGAGTTTTGGTTAGTTGCATATCTTAATGCTCTTTGTACGTTTGTTTCTGGATCAAAATATAATAACGGATATTTTTCCGTATGTCTTGATTTTAATGTAAACGTTAATGGTTCTTTGTTTCCAGTTAAATAGTATGTTCTATTTTTTACTTCCCAAGTATCTTTAACTTTAGAAGTTTTTTCTTTTGTTTTTGACATGATATAATATAATTAAATAGTTAAAAATATAAGAGTAATAATTACCCCCGTAGTTTTTACGAGGGTAAATATCACAATAAATATTAAGCTACGAACATAACAAAGTTATTTCTAGCTTGTACACATAGACATCTTTCTGATAAGAAGTTAACCTCCATAGCATCAAGAGTAGAAGTAAATGCACCACCAACAGAACCTGTTAGCCATGATTTCATTCTTCTGTCATCAGCTTCACCAGCTCTATACCTTACGTGTAAGAATGGTCGTCTAATATTTGTACCTAGTAACTGATCGTATACTGTAGAAGTTCCAGCTGGAATTAATACACCATCGATATTGTCACCGTTTACAAAGTTAGCAGAACCACCTCTTGTAGAAGCATCATTTAAGTATTTCCATGAAGTTTTGTAGAAGTCATAAGAACCTCTTCTGAAACCAGAAAATCCTAAGTTCAACGCCATATCTTCAGAGTTTTCGAATACACCGTAAGATGTTCCGCCTGCTCCGTAAGAATTTTGTTGCGCTAGCATGTTATCAAATAGTAACTCAGTTTTTCTATCTAAGAAAAGCATGTTTTCTTCAATAGCTCCTTGAGAATCTAAATTTTCTAATACAGAATCAAAATCCTGTAAAGATCCAGCATATCCTGAAAGTATGTTACCACCATTATTAATAGCAGCAAATAAACCTTCAGTACCTGTTGGTAAGTTATTAGCACCAGCAGCACCGTTGAATGAATAAACAACGTTTGCAGCAACAGTTCTAAATCCAGAACCTGCAGCAACTTGCTCACCTTCAATCATTGCCATTTCTAAGTAATCTTCGAAACGTAATCTAGTTTCGCCTTCAGCTTTTAAATACCATAAGTATCCAGAAGTTCCATCTTCAACAGCAACTTCAACCCAACCGATCTGTGCAGTATCAGAACCATTTACAGCGTATCTGTTTCTAATAATGATAGGAGAGTTAGTGAAAGTTGTTAATTGAGGAGTTATAGACTCACTTGATTGACCAGCACTTCCAGGTCCAGCAGAACCTTTAGCGTAATCAGAACCGTATACAAATACTTTTAATCCAGTAACTGCAGCAGCTGCAGCACCTGATACGAAAGCTTGAGTATAAGGATAAACAGTAAACTGTTGAGCAGTCACTGCTACATCAGCAGCAGGATTGTTAGTAGATGCTCCAGAAGAACCAACGATACCTTTTACAGTAAACGCAGGGTTAGTTGGATCCATAACTACTACAGTCATGTTTGGAAATATACTATTTGTTAAAGTTGTACCAGCAGCACCACCTACGATTGACATAGTGATACCATTAGCACCTAGATTTACATTGTCATATGCAATGTGTAATCTGTTTTGTTCAGACCAAATTACTTGATCAGAAGTCATTGGCATTTCAGCGCCAACCATTCTTAAGAAGCCACCTAACGTTCTGTTTCCATAACGCTCTACCTCTGCTTCATAAATTTCTGGTAGATATTGCTGGGAGAAGTTTACACCTCCGGCTCCAGCGAAGTTTAAATAGTTAGATTGTAACGTTTGCGGTTGCAACGAAGGCACTAAACTACCAAACTGAGGACTTAATACACCCATAATGTTTGTTTTTAATTGTTTTTGTTAAATTTACTTGTTTTAATTTTCAACTTAGAACTATCTACCCCGTTAATAGCTCGAACTTTAAGTCCATCAATAAAAACTCCTTCACCTGCAGTTTGACGTGGACCGTCTAACGTTGGGTTTTTGGAACTTTGCATTACGTTTTTAATCCCATCGGTTTTACCTTGTTCATAAAAATGACTTACAATTCGATCTACATTTTGAGCAGCGTACATAGCTTTGTGATAACCTTTCGTATCTTTAACATTACCTTCATTGTCTAAGAACTTCTCGACGAAGTTGTTAATGTTTGATTGATTCTCTGCAACAGCTTGAGGATCTTTAACGCCATATCTAAATTTCTTTTCACCGACTTCGAAATCAAAACCTTTGAAATCATCGTTTAAAACTTCTTTAGTAGCATTAATAAAGCTCTCGTGCTTTTGCGTAGCTAACTCTTGATCTTTGTTGTATCGATTGAAAAAGTCTAAAGCTTTTTGTTGATCTTGGTTTGCAGACGGTCTTAACTTAATCTCGTCATAATATTTAACCTTTAGATCTTCTAAATGCTTTTTAGCTTTTGCAATCTCTTCTTTTTTAGCGAGTTTTTTTCTTTTGATGTCTCGCTCTTCATCAATATCTTTGTCAAATAAAAAGTTTTCTTCCATTATAAAATCAACTTCTTCTTTGTCTAAATGAGGTTTAGCTTTTTTGTAATATTCTTTTAGTAGAGTATCTTCGTCTACATTTGAATAATCAGCATTTAACCTTGTATAATCTTCTATAGTTCCTCCAGTTTCTTTCATAAAGTCAACTAGTTTCTCTACATTATCTGGCAAAACAATTTTAGGTTTTTCTATTGTTGGTTCTAATTTTTGTATTTGCTTTTCTCCCACCTCTTGAATTTCTTCAATAATCGGGCTGGACTTTGTAACGGCGTCTTCTCCTCCAACGTCCACGATTTGGCCATCTCCGGTTTGTTCGCCCACATCCACCTTCTTTGTTTCTCCGACTTGAATGGCATCTGATTCTGGTTTTTTAGTTAAATCAACTTTAGGTATGTTACTTAAATCAACCTTAGTAATTGTTTTTTGAATTTTTTCTTCAAATTTCTTTAATTTAGGTTTGGAGCTCATTTTCATATCTCCACCTTCCTGTTTAACAGGGTCAATTGTTTTTGTTTCTTCTGACATGATAAAATATTATATAATTATTAATAATTAAGCAGTTGGCATACCCATGTTTTCTGGCATAGGCTGCTGTTGTTCTTGCGCTGCTTGTCGCTGTTGTGTTGTTTCAAAATCTTCAGGAGGCAAATCGTTTTGTCTTTGTGATATCATTTTGCTTTGCTGAGTAGCTTGAATTTTTGTTCTAGTGTCTTTTCTATCTTCAATAGCTGCTTCTTTTTGCTCCATTTGTTTTAGTTCCATTTCTTTTAATTGAACATCATACTGGTGCTGAATTTGCATCTCTTGTTGTTTAATCTGCCAAGCTGTTTGCATGCGTTGAATTTCCATTTGAGATTTTGCTTGCTCGTATTGTACATTAGAACCAGATATAGCTTCTTGTTTTTGCACTTCAGCCATAGCTGTTTTCTCCGCTGTTTCTGCTTGTGCGGCTGCTTGAGCTTGTATATTAGATTGTTGATTAGCTTGTTCTTGTTCTTGACGTTTTTTACGTTTTTGTTTTAATACATCATTAGCTAATTTTAAATTAGTTATTTGACGTATATCAATAGCGTCTTCTAAATCAATACCTCCTTGCTGTAAAGCCATTTGGATGTTTTGTTCTAGCATTGCTTTTTCTTCTTCTTCAGGTTCTAGTTGTAAATAAATACCAAAATCATGTAAATTAAGATTTTGTATTTCAGCTAAAGTACCTACATTGTAAGTAGATATAGAACTTTTAAGAGAATTTAAAGTTAATGGAAAGTTTAATGAATCAGCTACTTTTAATGATATATTTTCACAAGTTCTAAGTGTTAACCATAAACTAGAATTTAATATATGTTTTGTAGCTATATTAGAAGCATTAGCTGCCATTTTTTGTAAACCAACTAAAGCGTTTTTGTCTGGAGTGCTAGCGTCTCTTGCTTCATTAAGTCCTGTTACATCACGTATCATTTGTAAATAGTATTGATACGTTTGTATAAGACTTTGTATTTTAGCTTGTCCAGAATTAGAGTTTAATTCTTGTATAGGAACTTTACCTCTATTTAATTCACCTTCTTGTGTTAGTGATCTACCAACTATCGAACCAGTTTGAAAATACATGTTTAATGCTTCTGCTGGATTATAGTTTGTACCATTACCTAAGTCAACCTCAGCTAAACCGTCCATATCCAAGAACACACCGTCTGGTACTATTCTAGACATAACTTGTTGTAACTTTAAATGAGTTAATTGAATCATGTCAGCAAAACCTGTTATTTTACCAACTAAAGAATCTATTTTACCTTGATAAATTCTTGGTGCGCAAATAGCATAACTCATTTCTACTTTTGTAGTATCAGCAAAAGGTCTAGACATGTTTTCAGCTAGTTTCCATTCAATCATTTCATTGTTACCTATAACTTTAACACCTTTATATAGCACTTCTATTTTTCTTGAAATTTTAGAAAAACTATCTGTTTCAGGAGGATTAAAAGCATCTGTCTTAACTAATGACTTTTCTAAACCATTAGGTGTTTCTTTTATTTTAAATACTTGACTGTTGTAAGTTTTATATTCAAAATATAAAAGCTGTATAGTGTTAGGATCATATGTTTGCCATCCATATATTTGACTTCTATTAGATTTTGTTTTAGATATTTTATCTAATTGATCTTCTGTTAAATCAGGAAATTCTTTTGCTATTTCTGAAATTGTTAAAGATTTAACTTCACCAACATAATATATGTCTTCAAAATTAGGATCTTGAGTATACGAATATATTAAATTTGATGGATCTACATAATCAATAGTTATTCCATTAGCTTTATTCCAATTAGTTTTAACAGCACCAATACCTAAACAAACTAAATCATAATTAAATCTTTTTCTTATGTTGTCAAATTTATTTTTTGATAGTATGTTATTTATAACTTCTTCTTCAGCTATTTCAATAGCTTGCTTATAACTAAGCTGCATGTGTATATCTAACTCTTCTTCGTTTTCAGGCAAGTCAGCAGGGTTTGGGCTTTGATATTGATTTATACCTAAAGTTCCTTGTAGCTCTTCAAGATAAGGTTTAGCTAACATATCTTGATAAATAGCGTTTGCGTAGTCAGTTCTTTTCTTTAATGAAACTGGATCTTGTGCATTAGCTTTTATTTCAAATATTTTATTTGACATACCATTAACAACAATATCTACAAACTTAGATATAACAGGAACAGGTTTCCAGTCTAAATTTAAATAAGACATGTCACCATTTATTGACAATTCATCTTTGTATTTTTGAACAGATTGCTCTCCACGAGCATAAAGTCTTAAAGTATGAAATCTATTATAAGACAAAGCAAATCTAGTACCATTACCACCTTGTCTCCACCATTCTCCTTCTATAGCTTGAGCTACTCTTCTTCCGTAATCTGCTGAAGATTTTTCTTCATCTGGCACTACTTGGCTGGGAAAAGAACTATTTGGATTTGCGTATATATTCATTTACTTAATTATTTTTGATAATACACCTTTGTTATCATATCTTTTGATACCTAAGTCTATTACTTTTCTTATTGTTTTATTAACTGGAGCATATCTATTTTTATTACAAGCCATTATAGCAAGTCCTGAACTAATAGATGCATCAAACTTTGTTCTTTTGTTTATATCAAACTGAGCCCAATCTTCTAATGTTCTTTGAAAATACATATCACCGTAAGTATCACCATCAAACCCCACAGCATTTTCTATGTATGTTTCAATGGCGGCAGCGTGAGCCTGTATAATATCCTGACTAGAGTTAGGTATTCCACCAATCTCTCTTTCTGTTATAGATAATTTGTTATATTTTTTATCAGGTCGATTCATTGAATAACCTCTATAACCTCTTCTTTTAAAATGATACAATAATCTAGGTTTATTGTTTTCAGCTAGTATTGGCATACCATAAAACACGCAAGCCATTAGCACATCTTCAAAAAATATTTCAGCAGTTTGTGGTCTTGCTATATATTCTAAAAAGAAATGATCTGGCGGAATATCTTCCATACAGAATTTAGTTAAACCACTTAGAGCTCCATTAGAACCTCTACCGTCTACTGTTCCTGATATGTCATAGCTATCACAACCAAAAGCACCCATATGCTCATTGCCCGGATATTTAATACCATTTTTAATTATAAGTCTGTTTTGTAAATTTGTTGGTGGCACCCATGTTATAAGAAATCTACCGTTTTTGTTAGGTGAAAAAACCACTCTAGTATCTATAATACCATTTTCCCATTGGAAACTTCCAGCAGTTACAACAGCGGCAGATGATGCTTCTTCGTTGTAATCTATTTGCTGATATATTTTTGTTAAATTAAATAAAGACATTTTAGATTCGTCTCTAAATGCGTGTTTAGTTGTGCGTGGAAACTGTCTATAAAATTCGTTTAATCCATCTTGGTCTTCTTTAAGACCTTCTACTTCATTGTCCCAGTATTCAATAACCCCAATTTTGATTGGTGTTCCATGAGGTCCATACACTTTTTTTGATGGGGTTTCGAAGACAGGATAGCCATAAGAATCAATGTATCCTTCGTAATTCCATTCCATAGGTATGAACAAAGAATAGAGTCCTGAACGCGTTTGGCCATTCGCATTTCTTTTTTTAACATCTGAATCATCATATAGTTTTTTAAAATTTCTACCACCTTTATCTAAAGCATTTGATGTTGATCCCATCATGCATTTACCAATAATTCTAGAACCTAGTCTTAATGTTGTTTTAGTAACACGCCAATTGTTTTGTATATCATTAGGTCTCTCCCATTTACCACTTTCATCATGAACTAATAATCTTAGTTTTTCACCATCATAAGCATTATCTCCAGTGTTTTTCCAATCAATAGTTGTATCAAGACCTGCTAAATCTTCTGGTTTATCTGTAGATACTATAGATCTTCTTGTAAACTTAGAAGCTGGCACACGATATGCTAACTCTGTTTTAGGTCGATCCATACCGTCTTGTATTGGTTTGAAAAAGAAAGGATAATTAACTGATATTGGTACTACTTTATCTGTAAACATTTTCTTAGCATCAGCACCTGATTTAGATAAAATACCAAACCTAGCGTCTGTAGACATTGTAGCCATATTAACAGTTTCACCAGAAGCCATAAATGAAAAACCAGATCGTCTGTTTTTTAAATAACACATACCGTAGCTTCTATAATCAGCTCTGCAAGCTTCCCAAAATATAAAAAATAATCTATTTGATTCTCTAAAATCTGGTTGACCAACATCAATTTTTGACCATTGTAAATACATATAGTGAGTACCGGTTAAATAAACAGGTTTGTCTTTGTTTATATACCAAAAACCTTCTTCACGTCTTTTAAATTCAAGATCAATATAGTCATACCATTTTTCCTTAAAATCATCTGGATATTCTCTCCAGTCAAAAACCGTTTTTATTCTATTTAATACTTTAGGATAATCAAATCTAGTCCATCTATTTTCTTTAAACTTATAAGAATTATTTTCTTTAGGTAAAGCTATTTTAAGATTTTGTATTTCATAAATTTCTCCAATTTGACCAGTCTTAGATATAACAATCATATCGTGGTCTTCATTGTATCCATACTCCCATTTTTTATACCTATTCATTCGTTTAAAAATCTTAGGCTTTATGTAATCGGGTAATACTTTATATAAGGTTTGCTTGTACATTATTTAGATCTTCCTTCAGCAAAACCACGAAACGTGATTTCTTTTTTAATTTCTTTAGGTTTTTCTTCTAACATGTTTTGTTCTTCGTTAATACGATTAAGTATTTCAAAAGCATCAAATATAGCTAGTTTTTTTGTAGCTGCAGCATTTTTAAGTCTGTCAGCTGATATATCATCGCTTGAATCTATAATAGCTTCTTTAGCAACTTTGATAAGTTCTTCAACTGCTACATGCCCAGCTTGGATTATATTCAACTTCGTTTCCTTTGTATTCATATTTTATAATAATATCATTTGATTTCATACAATAAAGTCGCTCATCGTTTACGATAAACTCCCATTCTCTACCTGATTTAAAACCTATAAGGTCTCCAGGACTTATTTTAAGCGCTTCTAATGAACTATTACTAATTTTTAGTATACCAATATTCTTTTTTTCAATATCTTTACTTAAAGTGTCATTGTTTTTTATTGGTTTAATAAAACATCTTTCACCTATAGCTAACCATTTATTATTTTTTTTATATAAATATAATTGATCAGGTTTGCAAAAATATAAATCTTCTTTGAAATATTGACTACTGTTTCTTGAGTTACCTTTGATATCATACCATCTTCTAAAGATATTATGATGAACCATAACTTCATCACCAACTTTTAAAATTGATTTATAAGCTAAAGGAACTGAAATAATAACAGCGTGCTTGCTAACAAGTTTGTGGTCTTCAATACTAGTATTTGTGATAAGAGTTTTGTTACCTACTTTTTTTTCATTATTATATCTACTGTTTTTAGGAGTTATAATAAAGTCATATATACTGTTCATTAATATTCTAGATCATACTCAACAGAGATAGCCATGTTAGAATTAAATTTTTTCCATGGCATTACCTCGTCTTGTTTTTTAATATAGATATTATAAGAGCTATCAGTTTCGTCTAAAGTTATATTATTAATTGTATGACCACCATAAACTGATTGACCTACAGAATAATGCATTGCTTCGTTTTTATAGTCCGAGCCTATACTTATTTTTCTTATAACAGAGTTCATGTTACTTTACTTCTTCAGCTTCTACTTCTGGTACAATTTCTTCGTAAGATCCGTCTTGTAAGTTAATGTTAACTTGTCCGTACTTTTCTTCTAGTTCTTTTTTAGTTTCATTTAACGCTTCGTTAAATTCTTTTAGTGCCGCAGAAATTTCAAATTTCTTAGCTTCTAACGCTCCTAAATCATAAACAACTGTTTGAATTTTTTGTTGTTGTTCTTTGATTGTTTCTAATTCTTTGTCTGTAATTTTTTGATCTTTACTCATTTGATTAAATTTTAATTGTTATTTATTTACTTATTATTATTATTACTTATAGTTTTGAATTTTTCCGCTCCTCGTGAACCAAAATACGCTACATAAACTGTTGTTGTTAAAGTTTTTAATAAACCTATCCACTCTTGTTCTACTGTAAAAGATATTTCATGATGACTATCTACCCATATAAAAGCAACAGTCATTACAGATAAAAATATCAAAGATAATGGGCGCGTGTTTTTACTAAGCCATGAGTCGCTTTTCATATCGCTTTCCCAGCGCTTTGATACTTCTTGCATTTCAACCATATCTTGTTCTAATAGTTTCAATGCTTTTTCTTTGTCTTCTGCAGGTAATGCAGGGTCTTTATGTATTAAGTTTTTAACAAGACCTAATACACCAGCGTCTGGTAACACGTCACCAGCTAAATCTAATATACCTGGCGCAGCTTTACTTAAAAATTTTCCTACTTTAGTTTGATTAAATTTTTTACTCATAATGCATCATAATCGTCTGTTTTGCTATATGCTTCTTTTTCCCAAGGTAAATTAGGATTACCTTCTTTCATTTTAGATCTAGGGTATTTTTTACCTTTCCAATATACTGCTTTGTCATCATAATCTAAATCACCACGTTTTACTTGATCAATATGTACTTCTTCATGATCAATAACACTTTCTTCAGCTTTATCATTTAAACCTGGAGCTACTAATATAGTTCCGTTTTTATTGCCTTTACCTAAACAACCTTCTTCTAATTCTCTTTCGTATATAGGTGAATGTTGTTTAAATGGTGGTTTTAATTTAAATGCCATAATTATCTACCTTGTTTTAATTGTGAAGGTGGTTTACCGTAAACTGGTTTATTTTTTAGATTATACATAGCATCGCTTTCAGATATTTGTTTTTTAGTCATACCTTGTATTCTGTTGAGTCTTTTTTCTTTTTTAAGATCTTCTTTAAAATCATCAAATTCAAAACTTTGTTTTTGTCCTCCACCGTAAGCTTTCATAGGTGATAAAAGAGCTTCGGCTAACAAAGCAGCAGGGTTTATTCTGCTTGCAATTTTTGCGCCTGTTCTTAATGTTTTTCCTAATATACCTGTTTTTAAACCTTTTTTTAGCAGTTCTTTTTTTGCAGAACCTAAAACATTAACACCAGGTTTTGGTGCTAAAAACTTATCAGTGTTAGTTGATAATTGATTTGTAACTTTTTTGCTAGTTGATAATTCATTTTTAGCTTTTTCGTTATTTAAGTCAATTAAACTTCTTTGCCTTCCAGTTAATTTTTGTGCGTTAGGAAAGTTTTTATCATATAGACTTTTTTCCTCGTTGTTTAACGGAGATTTAGATCTACTAAGACCAAAACTTTGCTTATAAGCCATTATCTAACTTCTCTACCTTTTCCTTGATCTAATACTTCTATGGTTCCTTTTTTACCACTTTTAGTAAACGAAACGGTTTTAGTTCCTTTACTTCTTCTATAGGTTCCTTTATTGTTTTTTCCTCCAGGTGCGTTGTCTGGTCCTTTTCCACCTATTTTATATGACATTGTTCCTTTTCCTTTAGCAACTTTTCTTGCGGCGCGTTTAGCAGATATTTTTCTAGATGGCCCTTCTGATGGTGTTATTTTTTTCTTGCTTGGTGTTTTTTTACCTGCTATACCCTCTAAACCATCTTTTCCTGCGTTTGGATTTTTAGCTGGATGCTTAACCATTCCATGTTGATGTAATTCTTTTTTAGACATTTCTTTATGGTTCATGTCATTAAGTGGAGATGCTTTTCTAGACATACCTTCTGATTTTTGTATGCTACCTAGTTTTTCAGCTGGTACAGAATAAGAATCTCCTTTCATACCTTTTCTATTCATAGATCCTGCCATACCTTTTAAGTACATTTCAGAGTTGTTTAATGGTGACATTCTAGACATACCATCTTTGTGTGGGTGTGAATGTGAACCTTTTTCTACGCTGTAATTACTAGCTGGTGATTCTTTATGTTTACCATATCTTGACATACCTTTGTGGTCTGCTATATCGTTTTCTAAATAATGCATTCTAGCTTTGCTTGATAAATCTTTATCATAAGCTTTGCTTGCATCGTAACTTTCGTCTTTCTTTTTACTAAATCTTGGGTGATTTCCTGAGTAACTCATTGTTTGTTTTTTTTTTATGTTATATAAATGCTGTTAATTTTCCTGCTGTAGTTAATGTGTTTGGTTGACCACCAGCAGCAGCAGCACCAACTAATACTTTTTGTACAACAACCGGTAGTATATCACCAGCTGGTACATCTTCAATAAATACTAAATCTCCGTTAACAGTTTCTACGTATACGTTACCAGCAGTTCCTACATATAATTGTGCTCCAGGAGGAGACACTTCGTTAGCATCATAAATTTTATATGCTGAGACAGCTGTTCCTCCTGCAAATGGAAATATATTAGCAGAAAGTAATAACGTAGTATCATTAATAACTTGCACAATTGTAGCAACTGAAGGAGCATTTATTCCAGAAGCAATTGTAGCAAACATATTATATACAACCATACCTCTAGAAACCGTAGAAGTAAAAGTAGCACCTGTATCAATTAATTGATTAAGCGTACCGTCTGGTGTTGTAGCTGTAGTAGCTCTACTAAGTCTAATTGTAGGTCCCGGTATATTTATAGTGTCACTAGGAGCTACCGGTATTGCGCTAGTATATGAGCTTGTATTTATTATCATTTTTTTTTATTTTGTTCTTGCAATATTAATTTTTCTTAAAATCACGCTTCAACTCAATAAATTTATCAAAGCCTTTCTTTTTTTTGTCTCTTATTTGCTTTTCAGCTTTTAAACCAGCTTTAGCTTTTCTAAGATTTTTTTTATCAGAATTTTTAGCACTAACTTTACTAAATTTTTTATCTGCCTTTTTTTGTTTTCTTACTACATCAGCATCAGATAAATAAGAACCTGATTTTCTAGACATGCCATCTTTAGGAGGAGTATTAGTAGGTTGTTTATCAGAAATATGTCCAGTTACTTTTTTACCTTCTTTTTTTCTTTTAGCTATAACTTTGTCTGATGGGGTTTTATGTTCTTTACTACTAGCTAAATGACTTGCATAATCGCTAGATTTCATACTGTGAGCACCTACAGCATTTAACGGAGATTGTTTTTTTGGCTTATAATCTTTAGCCTCATAATCAATACCACCTTGTCCTTCTGGATTTTTAGCGTCTCTTGGTAAGTTTTCATAATCTTTACCGCCTTGACCTTCAACACCTATTGAAGCGCTTGGTTGTGACGATGCAGATTTTTCGCTATTTAAATCTTTTTCATTTATAGTTAATGAAAAACCTTTGCCCATTCTTGATAGACCTTTGTATTTTTGTTTGTAAGCCATGATTATCCTTTTGCTATTTGTGTTATTGCTCCTGCTCTATATGGAACAGCTGCCATTTTTAATTTCATTCCTTTTGCTCCACTACTAGAACCTTCTCCATGTAATCTACCTGCTTGATCTAATGGTCCGTCCCAAATTTGTGACTCACCTACTATACCTATGTCTTCTCCTTTACTTTTGGATGCGTGACTATGTGCTTTGTCTTCAATCATAATTGTTTATTTATTTTTTTTTAATATGTATCTTCTTCTCCCATGTCTCTATCAAAAGAACCTGGTACTTGTGCTCCAAACATTCCACCAGCTGCTTGCTGTGTGCTTGGACTAAATGGTGATGCTATAGTTGATAAAGCAAGGTTTGAATTTTGATTCATACCTCCTCTAACCATTTGCTGCGCTAAAGATGGTTGATTTTCATCCATAGTTTCTGCTTGCGTTTCCATTTCTAATGGTTGTGCTGCTACAGTTTGATCCTGAGGCATATCAGTACCGTTTTCTTTTCTTTGTATAGCTTCTATTTGATTTTCTAATTTAGAAACTCTTTTTTTTATTTTGCCTCTACTTTTTTTGGCTTTTCTACCTGCCATTAAACCAGCGGCGCCTGCTGCTAAACCTAAAAAATTTACTGGACTATTACTCATCTTTGTTTATCTTTATTTACATTATAGATAGCTTGTGTCAGTACTTTGTCTGTATAACTATCTCCTTTAATTAGTTTATTTCTTCTTTCACTAGACGGTATATCATCTTCACCTAACATGATTCGATACATTCTACTTATAAGTTGCTTGCACTTAAATGAAACTTTATATATATTATATTTTTGAGTTGTTCTGTTTCTATGTCTCCATATAACAATCCACTCTTCTTTTAATAATCTGTTCCAGCGCCTATTATCCCAACTATAAGAATATGTACCTATTTCAAAATCATGCTTAGTAAAAAGATCCATACAATCAAAATAAATTAATAACTCAAGATCTGCGTCATTTAAGTCGTTGTTTTTACAAGCCCATTTACGAATTATCCGATAATGTTTTAGCAAGTTTAAATCTTTTAACTCTCTTGCTGATAGCTTTTTCATAAAACAACGACAACGTTTTCTTGTCGAATAACGTGATAAGGTTCTTTATTTATTTCTATTCTATGAGAAGCAGATTTATCAAAATATATAATATCTTTATTTTTAACTGCTACAACTCCATCACCTACTTGAATAACTTCGGCTTTTTGAAATCTTACATCTTCTCTTTGTTTTTCAGTCAAAAGCAATCCACCTTTTGTAGACTGATTTTGCTCTTCTATTTTTTTTATTATTAAATTATTACCTATTGCCTTCATGTACTCTTATATTATTAATTATACAATCTGTTGACAAAATAGTAGTTGCTACTGAAGCCGCATTTAAAAGCGCACTTTTTGTAACTAACAACGGATCAATAATACCATTGTTAATCATATTTACCATATTTCCTGTAACCACATCTAATCCTTCTCCTTTAATTTTAGGTAATGTATAATCTAATATACCAGCATTATCTAATATTGTCTTAAAAGGAGCATTAATAGCGTCTAGAAGCGTTTGCTCTGCTTCAGACTCAGCTTTGATAGATGAAGAAGCGTTTAGTAGAGCAATTCCTCCACCAGACACAATACCTTCTTTGATTGCGGCTTTTGTAGCACAGATAGCGTCTTCAACTCTATCTCTTTTTTCTTTTAATTCAATTTCAGAATTAGCACCAACTTTAACTATAGCTACTTTAGCAGCTAATAATCCTAATCTTTTTTCTAATGCTATTTTAAATCCAGGAATTTTTTCTATGGCTAATTTTTCATTTATTTCTTTAATGATATCCTTAACACCATCTGGAGTTTTTTCTATTTGTATTATAGTATCATATTGTCCACTTATTGATTTTTTAGCTCTACCTAAATGTATAGGTTCTATTAAATCCATATCATCTCCAAGATCTTCATTAATAACAGTAGCTCCTGTCATCATTGCTAAATCTTCTAATTTTTCTTTTTTGGTAAAACCATATGTAGGAGCATCGACAACACATACTTTTATATTACCTTTTATTTTATTCATTGCTATTGCTGCTAACACTTGAGGATCAAGATCTGCAATAATTAATAATGATTCATTGTTTTTAATAGCGTATTCTAAAACACCTTGTATTTTTCTTACACTATCAACTTGTGATTCAACAATTAAAACTAAAGGATTATTTAATTCAGCAACACCAGTACTTTGATCTGTAACAAAATGTAAAGCTTTTAATGGTTTATGATATTGCATACCATCAACTACTTCTACTGAAGACTCAATATCTTTAGATTCTTCCATCATTACAACTCCCGTATTTGCTACACTTTTGAAAGCTCCACCGATTAGCTTACCTAATTCAGTATCGTTATTTGAGGAAATTGTGGCTACTTGGTCGATCATATCGCCTGTAACTTTGATGGAATTATCTTCAAGATATTTTACAACTTTTTTAACAGCTGTATTAATACCTAGTTTTAATTCTCTTGAATTAATATTTTTAGAGCTTGCATGCGTAAGTATTGCTTGTGCTAATACTGTTGCTGTGGTAGTTCCGTCTCCGGCTTCTTCTACAGTTTTTCTTGCAGCTTCTTTTAGTAAAGTTGCTCCCATGTTTTCAACAGCATCATATAATACTATTGAATTAGCAACGGTAACACCATCTTTTGTAATGATTGGTTTACCGGATTCATCTTCAAGGATAACACATTTGCCGCTAGCTCCTAATGTAGAGCTAACAGCTTTTGTGAGTTTATCTATCCCTTTAAATATCTTATCTTTGGCATCGCTACCGAAGTTAAGATTCTTGACAAGTTTGTCTGACATAATTAGATTAGATTAAATTTGATTTATTTATTTAAAGGTTTTTACGACTTTTGGTCCTTTTAAGAAATCTACTTTTTTAGCATAGTGATCTATTGACGAATCAATAGCTGTCTCTGCTGCTTCAAGAGTTTCTCTTCGGGTTACGTCGATCCAAGTATCTTCCTTTTCAGGTTGTTGGTACTCGGTTTGAAAAAATCCATTTGGTAACTGTACTATTCTCCAGTGTTTTTTCTCTGCAAGATGTTTCCAGAAACTTATAGCTTCTTCCGTTGGTTGTGGTTGACTATTCCACGAACTAGTCTGGTAATAAAAGGTCATTGGTTTTAAAATTTATTGGTTAATAAAATAAGGTATTAAGCTATAGAAGCCACAAGAGAAGCCATGCTTCCAACAGCTCCTGCCGCGTCAGTTCCAAGTAAAGCACTAGATGATTTAGATGCTAAACTTCCTGTAGCTGGTTGAGATGCCGATGGAGATGTAGTAAATCTGTAAACGTGATCTTCACCACCTACCATTGGTAAATTCCAAGGTTGTGAGATACCAGCAATTACTTGTTGCCATAAAGCTCTAACCACTGCTGCTCTTTGAGCTGCTGTTGTAGGAATACTTCTGTTAGTTGCTCCTGCAGCACCAATTGGCTGAGTAGTAATAACAGCTGTTCCACCGTCTGTGTAAGTAAGAGTAAATGTTGAAGCGTTTGCTGCTCCAGCACCTGCGTTTGCACTAGCTATTGTAGCTACGTCAGAAATTCTTAATGGAGTTACTCCTGTTAATGTTGTGTTAATGTTTAAATATTTTCCCATTGTATATTTTTTTAATGGATTAAGGCTCACTGTTGTTTACATAAGTCTGAGGCGAACCAAAAAATCAGACATATGCTTAGTTTTTATTATCACTTGTTTTAAGTGAAATTTACCTATTCTTCTTCTTCCTCTTCTACTGGTGGTACCGGTGGAGTTGGATTTTGCCATGTAAAGTATAAGTCTTCGTTTACTGGTGCAATCTCAAGAGCTATAGTTGCAGCTATGCTACTTTGCATTGCAGCTACATCTAGTGATCCTTCTAACCACCCAATAACTACGGCTTCAAAAGCTTCTGTATCTGCGTAAGGTACGAAAGGATCTCCAGCTACGTAAGTATAACTTTGTGTTCCAATTTGTGTTGATGAATAAGTTTCTCCTCCAGATTC